CTCGGAATTGAATAGATCGTCGTTGAGTATTTGCAGCTGCAACCCCCATACAACGTCTGCGGTATATTCAATGCCGCCGCTTTCCTTAAAGCTTTCAAAGTCAATGGGTGTTAAATAATTCTGTCTGTTTATGCTGCTGATAACGAATAAGACTAAATCATTTTCACTCTGCAGCTTTTTAAGCCCTCTTATAATATTGTCTATCTTTTCTTTATCGCTCTGGCGTGGATCCGTTGGCGGTATGATTTGTAAATAGTCTACTATAACAACCGGCTTGACGTTGAAGGTTTCAATATATGCCTTTGTGTACTCCATGATAGAATAAATATTAACATCAAAGTTACATTCAATAATGCTGATATGGTCTGCTATCTTGTTATATTCCTCTGCAGCTGCTATTACCTCCGGGGTTAATTTACCGGCTCTTATTTTTATTGCGCTTACGGCCTTTTCTCTGTTCATTTTGGCCGTAATACGGCTTAAACTCTTTGTAACCATTTCAAGCCTACTCTGTTCCAGGCTGAAAAATAATACATGGTCGCCCTGTGCCGCTAACTGGTCGCCTATTTGATGAACAAAGGTTGTTTTTCCTAAACTGCTTATTGCTCCCACAACGTACAGGCCTGGATATAGGCCGCCGGTCAATTCGTCCAGGTTACTAAAGCCTGTTTTTCGGTCTTTATAGCTCTTAAACTTATCAATATCCTTTATGAATACATCTTCCAAATACTGACTTACTAAATTTTCTTTTAAGACTGTTTTTATATCCTTGCCGCTCTGGTATAATGTATTAGAGTTATTTTCTTTGACGGCTCCCGTTGTAGCTGCATTTGTGGGGGCTGTCTTTTTATTATTTTCAACCGGTGGCATATATGGTGTAAAATCACTTAAGGCCTTTTTTATCGTCATATTGCCGTATGTATCTGGGCCATGTCGTTTATCCCACTTTTCCGGCCTGTATAATGCTGACTGCCTAAATAATGCGTCCATGCGGTAAGCATTGCCGTTTGTCCAGTATGCTAATAAATTGCATAAAGCTAAATCTGCTTCTGATTGTGAAGGATACCCGCTTATATCTCCATTCCATAACGCCCTGAATATATGGCCGTTTTTTGCGTTCATAGCTCTATTTATAAGTTCGCTGTCTGATAGGTCAATGTCCGGTGCCGGTTGATTTGCGGGTTTTGGTTCATCTCTTTTCAAATACTTTTCATGAACAATGGCGGCCTGTGTTGTTCTCTCTTGAATGTCTTTAGGCTCCCCTAATATGTTCCCGGTTACTGTAAAAAATCGGCCTTCTGAATACATTTCAATATTACCCTTACGCCTGTCCTTTGGCGGTATGGTACCTTTGCAAATTATATGTACGCCGGTACCGCTTGGGCTGTATTCTGTGTAACTGTCTAAAGTTTTTATAATGTCCTCTGCTTCCGGCGTAAGTTTTCCGTCTTTTACAACGCCGTCCAGGTCAACGCCAAAAATGCCGTTTGCAAACTCAATTCCTATGCCGTCAAAGCCGTATTTGCTGACGGCCTTAACCGCCGTTTGGAAGTCGCTCCAGGTCGCCGGGTCGTTTGCCTTTGCATTGTAGCCGGTCTTTGGATCCTTCGGTATCTTATCATACTTGCCCTTTTTCTCGTTATATTCCAGCTTAAAGCATACCCATTGCTTAAGCTGCTTTAAGCTCTCCGGAATGTTTTTGTATTGCTCCATGCTTTTTCTCTCCTTTCTCTTGTTCCCACATGGGGTATATGGTATATTTCTTATTCTTTAAGCCCATAATATTAAGGCATGGCGGCGGCGTCAAGCCGGCCGCCAATGCCTCTATAAAGCTTATAAAGCTTATAAAGCTTATATAGTTTTTGTCCAAACTCTGGAAGGCTTGTCCTGACTGGGTTTGTTGGCATTTTTTGCCCTTTTGAATGTTACCACTTTTCACCCCTACCGTTACCACTTTTCACCCCTACCGTTACCACTTTTCACCCCTACCGTTACCACTTTTCACCCCTACTTTATAGCCTGATGGTAACACTATAAACAACTTGGCCGCGTCTGTTCTCAACATAACCGGCTATAAAATCTTCTTGCTTCCAATAGTCCAGTATGGTTTTTATTTGGTCGCGTACTTTGGATTTTTTCTTTCTTAAAGCTCCGTCGCTTGCTGCCTGTATGTTAAGCTGATTATATACGGTTTCATAAAGAATGGTTTTACTTAAGTGAGGATTGTTTTTCATGGATAGGATCCGGCGGTATAGATAGCCTTGCAGCGTTATAATTTCTTCGTTTTTATTGATAGGGGTATTAAGTAATTTTATAGCAAATCGGCCTATCTGGTTCTTTTTATTGGCATATTCATATAAAACTGGCGTTCTTAATATCCTTAAGCACTCAACAACGGTACCGTTTAAGGTTGCTGTTACTCGCTCTCCGCTTATAAGGCTGCCGTCGTACTTAAAACTATCAAAGCCGCGTGCTTTGGCTTCTTCGCTTGCGTCTATAATAAGCCTGCTATACATACATTTTGTTATGCTATTGCTAATAGCTTCTGCTTGCTTTGCTTTTAGGGTTGCTTTTGGGTTACCGGTCATTACCTGGTATATCATTTGTGGTGTTATGTATTCATTGCCGCCGTCAACGTATAAAGTAATAATAGCGTCGTGTACTTCTCTGTCATATGCGGTAAGCTCTTTGCGGCCTTTTATTTGTACGGATCCGTTAAGGTTATCAAAGTCTATACTTGCAAGGGTTGTAATTTGGTTTTTACTTCCCCGGCGTTCCATTGCTAACTTTTGTATGCTGTCGCCTGTAAGCTCATTGCTAAAGGCAAGGTTGCTTACTTTGTCTGTTGGTGCTAAAAAATTGGCTGGATAAATAGTATTTACTACGGCTGCCGGTGTTTCGTCCTTTTCTTCAAGCTCCTTAAGTCTTTTTATATAGGCGTCAAAGGCCTTTTTAAGCTTGTCCTTGTCCTTTAGCAAGTTTTCATAAAATATAAGGCTTTCTTCGGTCATTTTTATATGGTCTCTAAAATATGCGTCGGTGTATTTATATAAATCTTCCTCTGTCGGGTGCTGCAGCTTATAAATTTCTTGCCTTAATTCGTTTATAGCTCGGATAACAAAGCCCTCTGCTCCTAATTCCTCAATTTCTTTTATGGTTTCACGCCTAAACTTTCGTGCTGTTTCTTTTGTTTTTTTGTTAAGCTCTTTTGCTTTTTCTTCTGTCCAGGGTTCCTGTTTATGCCTTTCCATAAGCTCCCTGGCATATTCTTCGGTAAACCAGGGTTCTATTTTTTGTTCTAACATTTCTTAACCCCCTTCTTTTATGTTTACCATGTATCCACAATAAACATAATAAACATTGTAAACTCGGTAAACTGTGTAAACATTGTAAACTATTCTTTATTTGTGGCCTTTTTCATTATCTATGCCTAAAAGGTACTCTCTTACGGCTTCCTCTGTAACATACCAGCGCGTACCAACTTTACGGGCTTTTATGCGGCCTTCTTTGAGAAACTTCCTAATACTCTGTGGGGTCATATCAAAGATTTTGGCTATTTCTTGCACGTCGTAAAATTTGATGTCGCCGATCTGTTTCATCATTTATCCTTCCTTTCTATGATTTCTTTGCCTTCTAAAAACTCGGCAATCATTTTGTTTACAACCTCTTTCAAGGTTTCTCTTTCGGTGTATGCGTAATCTTTGAGCTTTTCTAATAAATCTTCTCTTACGATAAAGGTCGCCCTGGTGTAGCCGTCCCTTAACCCTTCCTGGCTCGTTTTTTCATATTCCCGGTAAATGGTGCGCGGCCTTCCCATATTGCTTCTTGGTACCTGGGGCAACCCCTGTTCCTCATGCTGTTCTGTTTCTGGTTGTTCAAAAAACTTACTTACCGCCTGGTCGGCTAAACCTTCTATTTTCTTTTTGCTCATGCTTTATTACCTCCCTTAATAATTTCAGCTGTTAAAGCGTTATAGCCCGCGGCTGTCGGCGAAACAGGCGAATAGGTTATAATATCCGTCTGATTTGCCTGGGCTTCTCTTGTCGCCACACTTGCCCTTATAAATGTTTGGAATACTTTTGTATTCATTCGCTTTGCTGCGGCCTTTGTAGCCTTTTCAAACTCTCTGCTTAAAATGGTTCTGTTATTATGCTGCGTAAATAATAGCCCTTCAATCTTTAGGCTTGGGTTACTATGCTTTCTTACTGCTTCAATGGTGTTGTATAATTGACTTATACCTTGTAAACTTAAAATATCGGCTGATAATGGAATAATAACGCTGTCGGCTGCTGTTAAGGCATTTATGGTTAATATCCCTAATGATGGCGGGGTATCAATTAAAACATAGTCATAGCCGTTTTTAATGGGGTCTAACTTATTCCTTAATAGCTCCGGCCGCGTAAACTCCTTGTCTGCGCCGCTTAAAAGAATGTTAGCCGGAATAATATGGCCGCTCCTGGTCTGCTGTAAAGCTTCTTTTACGCTGACTTTATCACGCAATACTTCATACACTGTGGGTTTATTTACGTTGTCTGCACCGGAAATAAAAGATAAATTACCTTGCGGATCCAGGTCTATCATTAAAACCTTATATTCCTTATAGGTCAATGACGCGGCCACATTATGGGCTGTTGTAGTCTTGCCTACGCCGCCCTTTTGGTTAGCTATTGCAATAACTCTTGTCATGCTAACCCTCCAATCTCCATTTAACTTCATCAGATAACTTAATACTGTCCCAGCCTAAATACTTTCTTAAGATGTTCATAGCGTCGATTAAGGCCTTAATTTCTTCGTAATATGGGTTATCTGTAAGCTTCTTGTATTGGCCTTTTCGTTGTTCTTTAACAAACCAATCTAATAAAACTTCATAATGCGGCTGCATAGCGTCCAGTACATGATCCATCATTAAACCTCCTTTTTTACTTTAATGTTTACTTGGATTTTATTATAATATTATTTGCTGTTTAATGTCAAGGCAAAATATAAAGGCGGTCAAGGTTTTTATACCCTGCTTATATTCATTCCATTTTCAGTTTTCAACATTTCTTATTTCTCCTTTCATAGTTTAATGTTTACTTATTGATTACCTACATAATACAACATGATTATTCTGTTTGTCAAGTAATATTTGTAAAAATAATAAACATTGTAAACATTAAAGTCGGATAAAAAAGAAAAACCCCGCTATTATGCAGGGTTCGGCTTCTGGATCCTTTATTTATTTTTTCTAAATATTTGATTATGGCCGTCTTAAATGTATCCAGGCAATAAAAGGTTTGTCTTGCTAATTCCTCATAGTCATAGTAATTCAATGTTTCCCTGGGGCTGCTTGCGCAACTTATGTTTGGATCTGATTTCTTCACTGAATGTTATTAAGGCTTCGTTTAATTCCTTCTCTAAACGCTCTAAATTCATTTTTAAGCCCCCTTAATTCTCTTTATAGGCATATATCTTAAGGTCGTTTTTATAGCCCTCATAATCGTCTATACGCGTTATGTTGTAGATATTGCCTTTATATTGTATTTTCATTGTGGTATCAATATCGTTACGCCAATTTATTTCAAATACAACTTCTTCTTGAGTGTCAACTGTCAAAGCTGCGTAAATTTCCCGGCCGGTTAGCTGCCTGTAATAAGCCCATATGTTTTCTGCTACTGGTATAAGTTCGTCTATTGGTTCGCCGTATTCGTCCCTTCCACTACTGCGCTTTAGAATAGTAATTTTCTTGTCCTTTAACATCTTTTTCATAGTTCTTTATCACTCCTTTATAAAGCGTTCAAAAACTCGTTATAATGCTCATATAAGCCCACATAAGCATTTAATAAGCTTGCGGTACCATCTATACGCATTTTTGCACTTTGCGCCTTAATGGGTACAATATTGCCGTTTCTATCGGTCTGTACGCCGGTATTAGTCAAACACCATTTAAGGATATTCGAATTATTATAATTTATCTTCTTGGCTTGCAGATCCGCGCCTAACATCTGCATAGGTAAGCTTAAGGTTTTAGCTCCCTGTATGCAGCGTACCATCTTAAAGCCGTAATTCTCCATTTCCTCAACCCAATATTTTGCGCTGTAACTGTCGTAATAGATCCATAAAGGGGTTATGCCCTTATCGTTTACCATCTCTAAAAACCAGGCTGTAACGTCGCCATAATTGATTGAATTGCCGTTACAAAGCCTTAATAAACCCTGTTCAAGCCATTTATCATAAGGTATTTTGTCCTGCTGTACGCGCTTTTCAAAGCTATCACGCGGAAGCCAATACATTTGA